TATAAGAAAGACTTTTAATTTCAGAGAGGGTGTACAGGTTGACGATGAGGCTCTTGTTGTAAAGGGAGATCGAGTCGGAGTCGGAACTACATCCCCAGATGAAAGCCTTGATGTCAGAGGAAATGCAAAAGTCATAGGAATAATTACAGCAAACAACTTAGAAATAAGTGGTGTCTCTACATTCTCTCAAGTAAGTATTGGTTCAACTATATCTTTAGATTCTACAAGTGGTGTTGTAACTGCATCATCATTCAAGGGAGATGGTTCAACTCTATCAAACTTACCCACATCACAATGGACAGATGTTAATACTGGTATTGGTGTAACACCGATATATGTGGATGGCAATGTTGGAATCGGAACCACAAATCCTGAGAATGGCCTCCAAATAGGTGGAAATCCAAGTAACGGAGTTGGAGTTGGATTTAATACAGTCGGTGGTGTAGTAGCATCAGGTGTCATTACAGCAACAACTTTTTCAGGTAATCTATCAGGGAATGTAACTGGGGATTTAACTGGAACTGCATCAAACGCAACTCAGGCTGCATCAGCAACTTTAGCAACAAATGCACAGGGGTTGACAGGCACACCAAGTATCACAGTAGCAAATATAAACTCAGCAGGGATAGGAACTATTGCAACTTTAAGTGTGACTGATTTCACAGTTCCCACACTAAAAGGTCATAGTACAATTCGATCAATACATGGAACTACAGTTACATTTATTGTGACTGTTGCAGCAAAGACTTCAGCACACCGATATAATGGTTCAGGTAGTTCAAATGGATATAAAATTGATGGTGTTGAATCGCCATTTATAACTCTCACACCCGGCCGTACTTATCGTTTTGACCAAGCAGACGGAACTAACGCATTACATCCTTTAAGATTTTATTATGATGTAGATAAGACGACTGCATATACGACAGGTGTGACTGTAAACGGAACTCAAGGTTCAGCAGGTGCATATACAGAGATAGTTGTAAGTGATACCACACCAACAGTCTTGCATTATCAATGCTCTAGTCATGCCAAGATGGGTAATGCTGTTCAAACTAACTCAAATATATTAGACACAGAGCATAACTCAACAGTCAGAGGTTCAATGACTGCTACGAGTTTTATAGGAGATGTAACTGGTAATGTGTCTGGTAATATAACTGGAACTGCTGGTACATTTACTACTCTTGATATAAATGGCGATGTAGATATTGATGGACACGCAGAACTTGATGCACTTAATGTTTCAGGTGTTGCGACTGCTACGAGTTTTGTAGGGCCACTTATAGGTAATGTAACTGGTAGCGTAACTGGTAATGTAGTTGGACTTGTTACATCATCAACCTCTAGTATTGGTGTTGCGACTGCTACGAGTTTAGGAATAGGAACTAATATTGCCAATGCGGACATACAAATACATGATGCCACAGGTGCATCATCTATCGTAATTGGTAAAAATTCAGCAGTAGCGGATAATAATTTACAAATTAGGTATGGTGGAGGTGCATCAACATTTAGTGGTTTGGAAGCACTAGATATTATTAATCATGGCGATGGAAACTTTAATTACTTTATAACTGGAATTAGTAGTTTCGTATGGCATAAAGGTAATGCAAATCCATTGATGGCTTTGTCTAGTACTGGTAACTTGGGTATTGGAATTACTCAACCACAACATAGATTGTCAGTTGACGGAACATCTAAGGTCACAGGTGTTGCTACATTTACAAATGCTGTATTCATTGATGGTATATTGACAGTTAATGATGCAACAATAAGTAATCTTACTGGAAATGTTACTGGTAACATAAGAAATACGGTTGGTATGTCAACCTTTGCCGATCTAGAGGTTTCAAATAGTATTGGTATAGGAATGACTGCTACAGGTAATTTCTTTAGTGTCTGTAGTTCAGCAGATAAAAGATTCTTTATTGATGCAAATGGTAATGTCGGTATTAAGACATCTACAATTACAAGTGCTTTTGAATTAGATGTACGAGGAGACATCAAGGCACATCATGGACTTAAGGTTGGAAGTGGAAACCCATTATGTGCGGTTGACTTCTCAAATCTAGTTGATATTGTAGAGGGTGGTTCGTCAAGAGCATCACTTTCATATATGATACCGCCAAGAGTTACTACTACTCAGAGGGATGCTTTAAGGGATACAAGTGGTAACGCTTTGAGTGCTGACGAAAAAGGTGCATTTGTATTCAATACAACATTGAATAAGTTACAAGTCTGGACAGGTTCAGGATGGGAGACTATTACAAGTTCATAATTTATATACATACCTTTGGTATGGTTGTCGGAGATACTATAAGATAATTTAAGAACCAGTCAGCGAACTGTCACACAAGACCCCACATGGGGTCTTTTTTTGTTATAATGAATATATCTAAAGGATTTTGATGCAACTAAGACCCCACCAAGAGAAAGCAATTAAGGCAATGTCAAGACACGACAAGGGGCAAGTGATTGTTCCTACTGGTGGTGGTAAGACTATCTGTATGATACAGGATGCTATTGAGCAATTCAAGAGTAACAGACTTAAAACTATTGTGGTGGTTGCACCTCGTATCCTACTAGCAAATCAGTTATGCGAAGAGTTCCTTGAGTTCATTAATGATGTTGATGTACTTCATGTTCATAGTGGAGAGACACATCATGACAGTACAACTAAGTCTAAAGTAATTGAGGAGTGGGCATGGGCAAGTAAAAAACATCAACTCATATTTACTACATATCATTCTCTACACAAGATACAGGATGCAACTGCGATGTTACCTGATACTGTATATTTTGATGAAGCACATAACGCTGTTCAAAAGAACTTTATTGAAGCGGTAGAGCATCATTCAATGTATGTGGTTCGTAATTTTTTCTTTACAGCAACACCAAAGCACTCATATACACCTTTCAAGGTTGGTATGAATGACACAGATATATTTGGTGGTGTCATTTGTAATGTTGGAGCCCCTAAGTTAGTCAAGCAAGGATATATTTTACCACCTAAAGTCAAGATCAAGAAGTTCAATATCCTTGAGGATAAGCAAGAGGTCGCTGAGAGAGATTCACAGCATTTAATTGAGACACTTGATGAGAATGACATTAACAAGAGTTTGATTTGTGCAAGATCAACAAAGCAGATTGTCAGACTATTTACTGACTCAGATTTTGCTCTTGATCTTGAGAATCGTGGATACTCATGGATGTTTATTACAGCAAAAACAGGTGGTGTTATCAATGGTAAGAAAGTTGATAGAGAAACATTTTTCAATACTCTCAACAGTTGGGGTCAAGACCCACACCGTAAGTTTGTAGTTGCACATCATAGCATACTTTCCGAAGGTATCAATGTCAAAGGTCTTGAAGCGGTCTTATTCATGAGAAAGATGGACTTCATAGGTATCAGTCAGTCTATTGGTCGTGTAATCAGGAAGGGCGATGCTTCAAAGACATTCGGGTTGATTTGTGTACCAGTTTATGATAAGGTTGGTCTAAGCACTTCTAGGAGTGTTGAGGCAGTAGTTGATACTGTATTCAATCAAGGTAAACCCGCCATTTCAGTAGTGAGGTCATAATGGACAAGAAACAATTAAGATCACTTTACAATTTCTATAAGGATAGTAAAAAGGGATTTGTAACTATGGATGGGTATGCGGCTATCCCATCTGACGGAAAGAAAGTTGGTGTGGTGTACATGGGAGAGATACTTAAGTTTTGTCGTAACGAGGACTCAGCACATAACTTTATAGCACAACACAGAAAGACAGTCAAGAAACTGGCACAAAAGACTACCAAACCTTAAAATTTATGCTATTATAATAATATAGTTAAAAGGATTATGAAACACAAAGTTGAACTCTATGTTGCAGGCCGAGTCTTTAATGAGCAAGTCTATGCAAAGAACTATGATGAAGCAAGACAGGTTGCACTTGCAAGAAATCCTAATGCTAGGGTTGTAAGTGTAACTGCTGTTCTATAAATAAGGAAACTCATATAGTATCATGCACGATCAAAACTCAATCGACAAAAATGAGACACCCTCTATGAAATATGAGAGAGCATTGGATCTCTTTACTGAATCTGTAATGAAACCCGACCACGACTTGCGTGGCTGCGCCCATAATCAGGGATGCTATAATGAGTTACTGGAGATAAGAACTCATGTATTAGAGTATCTTAAGACTCTTAAAGAAGTCACACATCATACAAATGCTGACGAGAGTGACGAGATCGAAACACAGAAACTTAATGTTTTGAAGGAGTGGGGAAAAGAATTTAAAAGTGAAGACAAAACCACTATTTTTACATAAATGAAGGAATTTGATTATGAACTCGATTACAAGAACATTGACTTTAAAGATCAGAGAAATCGCAAACTTTATCGTATTGGAAGGGGAGAGCAAGGAGTTCTACTGGTTCGCCCTTATACTAACACTATTTGTAATCATTGGAGATTTAAGACCCCTGACGAGGCCGTAAAATCATCTAATAAAATCTTCGCAATGTACCTTGACTATCGTGACGAGAAAGACTTTATTGGTATGGATATGTGCCGAAAGTTTTTAGAAATGGGATTTACGAGAGCAAGACGATATGCAAATCATAATACAGGAAGGAAGTATAAAAAAGGTACAAGAGATATACTACCACAAGAAGAAGATCATGCAACAAGTAAATATGCTCAATCCGCAACAATTTTTAAGAAAGTTAGAGATATTGTCGCAAAAAGTGATATATATGTTAGAATGAGGAGAGAGTGGAGAACTTCCGAATGATGAGCCCTTTTGGCAATGTATTAAACACTAGAGATAGTTACAGTAAATTCTACCAAGAGAATTTTACAGAGGTTGAGGTTCAATTTGATGAGGAGAGACCCACATGGATGCCACTCGAAACACTATTGGCAATACAAAAGTACTTGTCGGATAGTAATTAAACCTAAATAGTATTGTATCAGGAGGAGACACTATGAAAAGCATAGAAGATCATATCCAAAAGGATAAGGAGTTGGTAACAGACCCAACAATTTCATCCGCAGCTAGGAGACATTATAAAGAAGAGTTACATGAACTTGAAGTTTATGCCGACCATCATCATGATGAGATCGAAGCAGGAGATCATCATGACCCAAATGTCTTAGAACTGTTTTGTGATATGCACCCAGATGAACCAGAATGTCTGGTTTATGACGATTAACAAACTGACCTAAACCCCCACACAGGGGGTTTTTTTGTACTATAATGGTAGTAATTACAGAAGAAAAATGCCACTTACCGCATCTCAAGGTTATAAGATCAGAGAAGAGTATTCTGATATAAAGGAAAAGAATATTTGTGATGCACATGGGCTAAAACAGATTGGTGGTTCAAGGACTAAGATTGATGGTTCAAATGGAACTGAGAACAAGAGTATCAAAAATGCAAGTGGTTCATCTACACAGGTACACTTGACAACCCAGAAACATTTTTGTGAGATACTTGATCTAGATGATGACTCAAGGAAGTTTGTAGAGTTATTTTGTGGTAATCCTACAATAGATAACAATGGTAAAGACAGATACCATACAAGTGAGATTGATGGAAAATATCTTGCAGAGTTTTGTGTATTTTTAGAGAAAAATAAATTCAAGGTAGTTGATCTGATTATTCGTAATGGATTCAATATCACTCATGTAATATACAATGACATTAAGAATAATGTAGAGTATGAATTGACCTATGATGAGATCATGGACAGAGTAAAAGATGCAGAGTGGATATTTTCTAAGGGTGGAATACATCTAAAGTTGAATGGTAAGACTTTATTCCATTTCCAGAGAGAAGGTAAGAAAAAACCATCTAACCGTTATAATGTACTATGGCATATCCATAGAAACTTATTCAAGTGTGCCAGTTAAATTAGTGTCACACAGCCCCTTTACAGGGGTCTTTTTATTGTTATAATGAATATGGGAAACAAATTGATCTTAGTTATCAATTTTGTTTCTCGCACCCAATTCTATCCCCCTATTTAAATGTCAACAAACGCAAGAATCGGTATCAAACTTGAAGATGGTTCAATTCTCTCAGCATATCATCATTGGGATGGATACCCTGAGTGGCTAGGTGTTACTCTTAAGGAACACTACAACACTTATGAGAAAGCATCTGAACTTATAGATGGTGGCAATATGGCATCATGCTACTCAGACAA